GCGTATCATTGGAGATGACGGGAAGCCCGATCTAATATCAATTAATGAGCGCACAGCAATTGGCAAGGTTAAAAATGACGTGACTGTGGGCCAGTACGACGTGGTGATGGAAACTGGACCAGGTTACAACTCCAAGCGCCAGGAAGCTGTCGAAGCTATGATGCCATTACTACAGGGCAACGAGCAATTGTTTAATGCTGCAGCCGACTTGGTGTTCCGCAACATGGATTTTCCAGGCGCAGACACCATTGCAGACCGTTTGGCTGCTATGAATCCAATGGCGCAGATTGACGAGCATTCAGACATACCGCCTGAAATACAAATTAAGCTCAAAGCAGCGCAAGGGCAAGTGCAACAAATGCAACAACAAATGCAGGCTATGCAATTGGCTATGAAGCAGCGTGCGGACATTGAGGGTGTTAAACAACAGGCCGAAACACAACGTGAATTGATGCGCCAGACAAGCAAAGCGCACAATACAGAGTCGATATTGCAGGCTAGGGTGCATGATGCCAACACCAGAGCTATCACAAGTCAAAATCGGGTAGAAATCGAAGCTATTGCAGACTTACTATTGCACAACATGGACACGGCACGATTAGAACGCGAGATACAGATGCGCAACCGTGAGCAATATGCAGCCATGCAAGCAGCCGATCAATCTATCATGCCAAATAATCAACAATAATTGACAGTATAATTACTTTCAGTTATATTGACTAAACCTTACCTGTGAGGTACACAGGGCAAATTCTTAGGGAAAACCTATGTCTAGTGAAAGAGAAGCATCGTCTGTATTGACGAGCGAAAATTCGGGCGAGTTTTATGCTAATAAACTTGGTTTAGCTACGGAAGCTCCTACTGAGGCGGTCGAAACCGAGCCAGTAGTCGAAGATATACCGCAGAGTGAACCAGTTGCAGACGAACCCAAACCAGTAGAGGAAGGCGAAAAGAAGCCGAATCCGAAACTTGAAAAGCGTTTTTCTGAATTAACGAAGCAACGAGAGATGGCACGTCAGGAAGCTGAACGTGAGCGCTTAAGGGCTAGTGATTTAGAGGCACGTTTAGAGGCGCTTGAAAGGGGTTCTAAGCCTGCAAAGGTAGAGGAGCCTAATAGAGAGCCACAGCCGAGTGATTTTACCGATGCGTTTGAATATGCAAAAGCATTGGCAGAGTTCTCGACTGCTAAAGCACTTGCAAACAGAGACAAACAGGAAGCTGATCGCAAAGCTAACGAAGAACGCCAGAAAGTTATGACCTCTTGGCAGACAAAGTTAGAAGCAGCGAAAAGCGAACTACCTGATTATGAGGATATGGTTGCATCAAGCGATGTGGTTGTATCAGATCAAGTTAGGGATGCTATTTTAGACAGCGATGTCGGACCCAAGATTCTTTACCATCTGGCAGAGAATCCCGAGATAGCAACTAAGATCAGCGGATTACCTTTGTCGAGTGCTTTAAGAGAGATTGGAAGATTAGAGGCTAGGTTTGAAAAGACCGCAGAAGCGCCTAAGCCTGCTGTAAGAAAGAGTAACGCACCAGCGCCTATCAATCCAATCAGAGGCGGATCTAACGTAGATGTACCATTGACTTCCGAAGGGGAGTTCACAGGAACCATACATCAATGGAAAGAAATGCGTAAGTCTGGAAAGATTAGGTAAACAATTTTTAATTAAAAGGAAATCGAAAAATGGCAAATAATCTGCTAACGATATCCAAGATCACTAACGAGGCGTTAATGGTTTTGGAAAACGAACTCACGTTCACGTCGGAGATCGACAGAAACTATGATGATCAATTTGCAGTGGTATAAACGCCTGCCTCTGCTTTTACTGTGAATTTTGCATTGAGGTGGCAAGATTGGTAACACAGTAAACGTCCGTAAAAAATCAGGTATGCGGACGAAAAAGTTTCTCTGATTGACTTGGAAGCCTTGAGGAAGGTGACAAGGGGCAAGCGAAAGCAGCCTGAACGACTAAGTGAGAAACCCCGAAAGGGATGCGATAGTCTGAACAGCGATATAACCTAAAAGAAGTCGCTGAGTTTGGATCGAAGAATCCGAACCGCCATGAAAATGGTCAGTAACCGCAAGGTGAAAGTAACAGAATGAGACCTGGAAGATTTATTGGTACAACTGGCCCAGCATTGAACGTAGAAGACTTTAACGAGACATCAGTTCCCGTTACATTGTCAACTCAGTTCCACGTTGATACACAGTTCACCACGCAAGATTTGGCATTGTCTTTGGACATGTTTTCTGACCGTGTATTGAAGCCTGCCGTTAACAGTAGCGGCCTAGTTCATTAAGAATTAGGAAAACTGTCCCTGATTGACTTGGACGGCCTGAGGAGGCTAACAAGGGGCAAGCAAGAGAAATCTGTGCAGCCTGAACGACTAAGTGGGATGGACTCGAAAGAGTATGCGATAGTCTGAACTCCGATATAACCTAAACAAAGTCGGAGAGGGTAGATCGAAGAATCAACCCCGCCAGAAATGGTCAGTAAGGGAAACCTGAAGTAACAGAATGTGCTGCAATTGCGAACAAGATTGACCGTGACGGTTTAACAATGGCTGCACTTCAAACTGCAAACATTGTTGGTGTTGCTGGTACTCCTCCAACAGGATTGATCACCTACTTAACAGCTGGTGCTTATCTTGATGCTGAAGGCGCACCTAGAGACGGACGTCGTGCTTGTATCGTAGAACCCTTTACATCTGCAACAATTGTTGACAGCTTAAAAGGTTTGTTTATGCCCCAAGAAGCCATTGCTGAACAGTATCGCAAGGGTTTGATGGGCCGTGATTCAGCTGGTACAAACTGGAAATTAGATCAAAACGTGGTTTCACAGACTTTTGGTTCTTACTCTGGTAACACATTGTCTGCTGACACAACTGCACAAGTTGGTTATTTGACAAGTGGCTGGTCACAGTATTCCACAATTCAGATCAAAGCATCATCTTCAAGCACATTGAATGCTGGTGACGTGATCCAGATTGCTGGTTTATATGCAACCAACCCACAAAACCGCCAGGCTTATGGTTCAGGCAAACTGCGTAATTTTGTTGTTCAGGCTACTACAACTGTAGGAACTGGCGCAACAAACATTCAAGTTTCACCTGCAATCATTGTTGGTGGTCAGTTCCAAAACACAATCGTGATTGGTTCTACATCTACAACAGCAGTTGTAACGCCTTTCAACAACACAGGTACATTGTCTCCACAAAACGTACTCTTTCATAGGACGGCTTTTACCCTGGCAGTAGCAGATTTGGAGCTACCAGAAGGGGTCCATTTTGCTGGTCGTGCATCAGACAAAGAAATTGGTTTGTCAATGCGTGTAGTTCGCCAGTACACCATCAACAACGATTCAATCCCAACACGTTTGGATGTATTGTACGGATGGGCGCCTTTGTACCCTGAGCTTGCCTGCCGCATTGCAGCCTAATTAACTTATTTAAAGGAAAACATAAAATGAGTAATCCAGGACCAGCAACCACAGTATCGGCACACCCAAGTAATGTCACAACAAACCAGACTCTGCGTTTGTTGGGCGTTGCAAAAGGTGTTAACTTGAATGCCGTTGCCTTTACACCAGTACCAGTAAATAACTCTACAACGTACTTGCCACAGACTATGTTAGTTACCAACGTCAACAATGCAGGTTCTGCAGTTGCATTGACAACTAGCACAGCTATGAGCATCACAACTACAAACGTAGGATCACCAACAGGTTTGTTCCCAGCGCTGACAACGACTCAGATCGCAGCATTGGCTACAGCACCACTTGGCGTTTCATTGTCAACAGCATCAGCAAATACACCAGCTCTACAAGGTCAAACTTTGTACGTTGATGTAACTGCTGCATCTGGCGCAACTGGAACAGGTGACGTTTATGTCTATGGCTACGACTTCAGCTAATCCAGGCTGAAATTGAGAAGGGTCACCCTCAAAAGGGGTGACTTTTTCTCTTTTTAAAGTACAATTAACCTATTTCCAAAGGAAAAAACATGTCTAGCACCACAATTGCAAGAGGTAACATACTTGAACAGTTTGTTATTGCTCCTACTCTAACGCCTGCAGCGCTAACCACATCTTCCACACAATCTTTGCAAACATTTGCAGTTTCTGGTCTTTTGTCTACAGATATTGTGACTTTATTGCAATATCAAGGTAATCAAACCTCAAACATAATTGTTTCTAATTGTGATGTGGCTACTGCTAATGTTTTAACAGTTCAATTCCAGAACACATCTGGTGCTGCAACTGCTATTACGCCTGCTGCTGGTGTATATGATTTTAAAGTTCACCGTGTAGAAGGCTTGCCAATAGCTGTTAACGCTGCTTAATCATGGCAAATACAAGCGTATTTAGACCAGTTGGTCCATCTTACGTTGTTGCTGTTTCGACAACCGCTTCAGCTGCTTTGACTGTTACGCCTGCAGGTAACGATCAGATCAACTATTGCGGTTTTCTTAACACTTCAACCAATCCAATTGCATTAACGATTGCAGAGAATAACGCTCTCAATTCGTTAACGGCTCCAGCTGCGGTATTTCCTACTGCTGGAACTCCCACAAACACAGTAATATTAGGTGTGTCAATGTCAACGCCAATGGTGATTGCAGTTCCGTCTAACGGATTCTCTGTAAGCGCCATTACTTCGACATCAACGGCTAACCTGTATATTACTCCTATGGCAGATCAATCATGACAAACCAAGTAGCTAATACAAATACACCTAATACGGTGTTACTTAGCACTTACTCTACACAACCAGTTATTGCAAGCGGTTTTGGTACTTCCCCTACGCTTAAAGGCGTGACACCAAATTGTTTTGCGGTGACTGTTGGTAGTGGTGGTGCTGCATCAGGCACTTTAACTTTACCAGCTGCGCCAAACGGTTGGATGGTTTTAGCTAATGATGTGACAGCTGGTTCAAGCCTATTTTTGCAACAAACTTTTAGTAGCACTACATCAGTTACAGTAACTGGTTACGGAATTACTACAGGACTTGCAGCAAATATGTCTGCTGGTGATGTGATAGTCATGACTTGCATCCCATACTAATGAATGCCCCTGCCTCAACCGTTGATCAGAATATACTGCCAGTACAGGCATACTTCGATGTGTTCGGAAACTTTCAGACGTTTTTAGGCCAGGGGCGTCCTTTTTATGCTACTTTTAATCCAGTTCAATCGGGTCTAACAATAACAAACAGTACGATTGATAGTACCGTTATTGGTGGCACAACCCCAGCGAATGCTACTTTTGTAAATGTAGCTACAACAACAGGCTCGATTAGCACGGCCCCATCTAATTCTACAGACATAGTAAATAAAGCCTATGTAGACATGTTTGTGCAAGGGTACGCAATCAAGGCCGAGTGCCAGGTTGCTACAACTGTAAACATTACTTTATCTGGTTTGCAGACAATTGATGGCTACACAACTCTTTCTGGTGACCGAGTATTGGTTAAAAACCAGACTAACCAGGCAAACAACGGTATTTATGTGGCTGCAGCAGGAGCATGGTCCAGATCACCAGATGCTAACACCTACGCCTCATTGGTCAGCGCATTTGTATTTATTCAAAACGGCACAAATCAGCAAAACTCTGGTTGGGCTTGTACGATTTCTGCAGGTGGTACATTAGGTGTAACACCAATTACTTGGTCGCAACTTGCAAGCGCAACTGCATATTTTGCAGGAACAGGGTTAACATTATCAGGATATACGTTTAGCATTACTGCGGTCGGCACAGCAGGCACTTACGGTTCTGCCAGTAGTGTTCCAGTATTTTTGACAAATTCGTCAGGCCAGGTCACATCTGTCACGAACACGTCAATTTCTATAGCGCCCAGTCAAATAAATGCAACAATTCCTAATTCTGGGTTAACCAATAGCTCAATCACAGTAAACGGATCTGTTATTTCACTTGGTGGGTCTGCAACTGTAACGGCAAACACGACAAATGCATTAACCATTGGCACAGGATTGTCAGGCACGTCATTCAACGGCAGTTCAGCGGTAACGGTCGCAATTGCAAATACTGCGGTATCTGCGGGAAGTTACACATTAGGTAACTTTACGGTGAATGCTCAGGGTCAGCTCACAGCTGCTTCTAGCACGTCAACGACTGGAACTGGTAACGTAGTATTGGCTACAAGCCCAACGCTTGTAACGCCTGCTTTGGGTACGCCCAGCGCACTTGTAGGTACAAACATTACAGGTACTGCAAGTGGATTGAGCATTGGCGGTAATGCTGCAACTGCCACATCATCAACAAATATTGTTGGAGGATCTGCTTATGCCTTTCCGTATCAAACGGCTGCGAGTACGACTGCGTTCCTTTCGGCAGGCACTTCGGGCCAAATTCTACAGACTCAGGGAACAGGCTCTGCACCAACCTGGGTAAGCCAGTCTACGTTATCTGTTGGTACGGCAACTAACATTGCTGGTGGTTCGGCAGGCGCAATTGCTTACAATAGCGCAGCAAGCACAACCACATTCTTAACGCTTGGCACGTCTGGTTACGTTTTGACCGCAGGCGCAAGCGCCCCGCAGTACGTTGCACAGTCTACTTTGTCGGTCGGGACTGCAACAAACCTGGCTGGTGGTATTGCAAGTCAGATACCTTACCAAACAGGCGCAGGCGCAACATCTTTTATTGCAAACGGTACAACTGGTCAAGTTTTAACGTCCAATGGCACAAGCGCCCCATCATGGACAACGCCTACGGCCTATGCAACGGTGACAGATGACACAACAACCGCAGGGACCAGGTACATATTGTTTGCAAACCAAACAAGTGGCAATTTAACAACTGAATACACAAGTTCTACAAAACTAACTTATTGGCCTGCAACTGGCGCATTGACGAGTGGTTTAAATGGAGGTACTTTTTAATGGAAATTACTTGGAAAATATTAGAAATTTCTGCTGAAAATGAGTTAATTACTCATGCTAAATACTTTGTAACAGCAACAGAGGATGATAAAAAAGTGGAAACAGAAGGCAATTGGTGGTTTACAAATCCAGTTATGACCGTTCCTTTTGCGCAAGTGACTGAGGATATGGTCGCTAAATGGGTAGAGAGCGACACCTACAAGGACGGTGTAAATTTAATTACATCTAGACTCATAGAACAGTTAAAATCTCTATCTAAGAAAGCCGTTGTACCGCCCTGGAAACCTCAAGTTTTTACACCTAATATTTAAAAATGGCGCAAACAAACTATACCCCAATTTACCTATATAACAGCGGAACGGCTACTAATACGCCTCTCGCTGCTAATTTGGGTGCGGGTGAATTGGCTATCAATTACACAGACGGCAAACTGTTTTATAAAGACAACAACGCTGCAATACAAGTAATTGGTTGGAAAACAACTCCTACAACCGCAGGCGGTACAGGATTAACCAGTTACACAGCTGGTGATCTGCCCTATTACGCCTCTGGTTCTGCATTATCTAAACTTGCGATTGGCACAACTAATTACGTTTTAACATCTAGTGGTACTGCGCCCCAGTATGTAGCGCAATCTACGTTATCTGTTGGATCTGCAACAAACGCAACAAATACCGCAATAACTGACAATACAAGTTCTAGCGCTACTTGGTATCCAACCATAGTTAGCGCAACAACTGGAAATTTACCGCAAACTACATCGAGCACAAAACTTAGCTTTGTGCCAAGCACAGGAACTTTGACTGCAACAAGTCATGCTGGTGCATGGGCAGGTAGCACAATTGGCACAACTTATGGCGGTACTGGACTTACTTCATTTACTGCTAATGGTGTTGTTTATGCAAGTAGCTCAAGTGTATTAGCTACTAGTTCTGCTTTTACTTTTGATGGCACAAACGTAGGATTTACAGGAAACTTAATTCCTGGCACAGCAGCTAAAGGCGTCAATTTCACTGCTAACACTTCAGCATCGGGTAAAACAAGCCAGTTGCTTAATTGGTACGAAGAAGGTACTTGGACACCTGTTGTTACAGCGGCTGTTGGTTCAATTACAACAGTTGGAACTGTTACAGGTCAATATACAAGAGTTGGAAATTTAGTAACAATTATTTTTAGAATTTCAATTACAGTCAATGGTACAGGTAGTTCAATTTTACAAGTGGATGGTTTGCCGTTTACGCCAGGCGCATATTACAGTTGCGGTGCATTTAGGGATTTTGGTGGAATTACATCCAAAATGGGTTCTGTTGGAATTGTTGCCAACAATACAAAATTCAATATGTTGTATTACGATGGAACATATCCTGGTGCTAATTTAGTTTATTTGGCTGGTAGCGCATCATATCAAGTTTAAGGAATTTAAAATGTCTCTTACAAAAGTATCTTATTCAATGATCCAAGGCGCTGTAGTCAATGTTTTGGATTATGGCGCTGTGGGCAATGGTACTACTGATGATACAGCGGCTATTCAGGCGGCTATAAATTCTTTGTCAACAACATCATCAGCAAGTGCTACTGGAGGCGGAACTGTTTACATTCCTGCTGGAAAATTTAGAATAACTAGCACATTAAAAATTGGATATGGCATTACCTTACTTGGCAACGGTGCAGGAGGTTATCCATTTATTGGGACAAATGCAAAAATATCCGAAATCTATGCTGATTTTGGTAGTTCAACAACGCAATGGGCAATTGATAGCGCAACTTACATGACTTCTGGTGGTTCAGCAGTTGCATATAACGCTTATGTAAATGCAAATATTGATACTGATTACAATTCGTTGCATAACGTAGCTATTAGAGGTTTATACGTTATTGATGCTAATGCTTCATCGCAAACCAATGTGCCTTGGGGCGCTATACGTTTAGTTGGTTGCCCAAACGCAATTATTGAAAATGTAACTATTTTGGGTTTCGGTGTAGGCATTCAATTAAATACTTCATTTGGATCTTCAGTTAAAAACGTAACTAGCATGACAAACTATTATGGTTTGATGTGTTACAACTCAAATAGTGCAATCAACATTCAAGCACAATTTGACAAAATAATTTCTCCATCTAACCTTACTGTGCCAGTTGCAAATATTCCTTCATGGATGCCTTTATCTTCTGATTTTACTGGAACATCTTTTTACATGAATGGTAGTCACTACCAATCAAGTAAAGGCATCACAATTGCAGCAACGCAAGCTATTGGTTCTAATGGGGCAACAGTGCATTTCTTGGGTCAATATTGGGGAGATGTTGCTTTCTTATACAACAGTTATGCAACTACATTTACTTTGCTTTATGCTGAAGGTTCAGCCACTCAAAATATAATTGCTTCCTGTTATGCTTCATATACTGCTCTTAATATCCAAAACTATACAAATTCATCTTGTTGTGTAATTGATGCTGGGTATCAAACAATTGGAGAAATAAACGTAGGTGGTAACAACTTATCTACTGTGTTTGCCAGAAATATTTGGGGTAGTGGTTCACCTTCTGATCCTACAAACGTAGTTGTACATAATAATAGTCAAGGTTCTAATCTTTCTTTAGTACCAAGATTAAATTTTGTATATTTTCAAGCACCTTGGACTCCAGTAGTTACATCTGGAACTGGAACAATTACAACGGTTGGATCAGTTGTTGGAATTTATACATTAAATGCTGGTATATGCACAATTCAATTTGATGTAACAATTACCACGAATGGAACTGGTGCTACTAATATAGTTATTAGTGGATTACCGTATGCACCTGCTAACGTCCCTTCTGGTTTTGCGTACTATAGTGCATCGGGCGGTAGAAATTCTGCAACAAATAAATCAATAAATATTACTGCACAACCAGGATCTTATTCACTTGCATTGTTTAACTATGATGGAACATATCCTGCAGCCGATGGTTCTAGGTTAATTGGATCAATTAGTTATGCAATTTCTTATTAAATAGGAATAAAAATGTTATTACAACTTTTTAAATCTAAAACAGTTTTATTTGCTTTATTTTTGGCGGTATTGTCAATATTGCAAGGCTATGTAGGAATGTTGCCACTAACACCTATACATCAAATGTTTATAGGAATTGCAATATCTATTGTCGTGACTTTGCTAAGAATAGTTACAACTCAACCTATTTCTGAGAAATAAAGATAAGGATAAAAAATGGCTGTATATCTTTCTTCATTTGGTGGTGCAGGAGCACAATTTTTTGATAATAATGGCGTTCCTCTTGCTGGTGGATTAATTTATACTTACGCTGCAGGAACAACAACGCCACAAGCAACTTACACGTCAAATAGTGGATCTATTGCACAATCCAATCCTATTGTTTTAGATGCTAGTGGTAGAGTTCCTAGTGGTGAAATTTGGTTAATTCAATTATTGCCATATAAATTTGTATTGCAAACTTCTAGCGGAGTAACCATAGGTACTTATGACAACATCAATAGTATTGCTGGTTCAATTCCTGTAATATCAGATTTTACAGGCACAGGAAGCCAAACAGTTTTTACACTTTCAATTTCTCCAGTAAGTTCAAGTACAGTTAATATTTATATTAATGGAGTTTATCAAAACAAAAATTCATATTCTATTTCTGGAACCACATTAACATTTACTCAAGCTCCTCCTGTTACTTCTTTAATTGAAGTAAGTTATGCTTAAAGGTTAAAAATGACAACACCAAATGACATTATCAGCAGAGCATTAAAAGACATTGGAGCTTTAGAGGCTGGTGAAACTCCAACTGCTGAAGCAAGTCAAGATGCTTTTGATATGTTGCAAGACATATTAGACCAATGGTCGAATGAGGATATGATGGTGTTCTATAAGAACGAAATCATATTCAATGTCACACCTGGTCAAACACAATACACAATCGGCCCTGGCGGTCAAATTGGATCTGTTTTTACTGGTTATATTCAAAACAATATACTAACTATTACCCAGTTAACGTCTGGTGGAATATCAATAAATCAGACTGTTACTGGTTTAAATGTGCCATCAAACACCACAATAACACAAATGTTATCTGGCGCTGGTGGGCAAGTTAACGAGCTTGGCACATATCTTTTAAATACAACTTTTGTCAATCCAACGCCCACATTTACGGCCTCTATTTCTGGAACTACTCTAAATGTAAGCGCAATTAGCCAGGGTACGCTTGGAATTGGTTGCGTTATTACTGGAACTGGTATAACTTCAGGAACGACAATTACAGCGCTTGGATCTGGTTCTGGTGGTACAGGCTCATACACTATCAGCAATAGTTTAACAATCAGCAGCGAAGCAATGACAGCTACGCCAATACCTGTTAACTTTAATTCATATTATCAACGCCCATTAGGACTAAGATCTGCATTTGTTAGGGTTAACACTACTTCTAACGGTGCGCCTATAACTGGCGGTGGTCTTGATTATCCAGTTGCAGTATTAAATCTAGAGCAATACGAAATGATTGGCCTTAAAACGCTAAACGGTCCGTGGCCTAAAGCGATTTATTATGAGCCAACTGAAACGCTTGGTAATATTTATTTGTGGCCTAATCCATCACAAGGGCAGATGCACATTTTTGTAGACCAGATATTTTCTAGGTTTACGACTATGTTTGACAACATCAATCTCCCGCAAGGCTATAACATGGCTTTGCGGTGGTGCTTAGCAGAACGCTTAATGCCCATGTATGGCAAAGCTAGTCCCACACAGATACAGATGATTATGAAATTTGCTGCGCAAGCCAAGTCTACTGTTAAACGGACAAATATGAACCCAGCAATCACATCAACTTACGCAGATGCGCTATTAGTTGGCAGACAAAAAGATGCTGGTTGGATACTCAGCGGCGGTTTCTTCAGATGAGCGATTTTGGCTTTGTTGGCCCATCTTACGAAGCAGCATCCATTTACCAGGAGGCTCAAGAGTGCATTAATTTCTACCCTGAAATTGATCCTCTAAAACCGCCTGGTAGTCGGGGCGTGGTGGCTCTTTATCCAACGCCAGGACTAACTTCTATACTTCAATTAAATAATGCGCCTGTGCGTGGTATGCGTACTCTTAGCGGGGGTAAATATTTAATTATTGTTTGTGGTTCATCTGTTTATTCTGTAACTTATGGAAGTGTATATACATCTACACAAATAGGTACGTTATCAACTAGCTCAGGTTATGTGTCTATTACTGACAATATTATGACCAATACAGGCTTAAATGCTTATATTGTTGACGGTGTAAATAGATATTATTGGGTTGCAAGCACAAACAGTTTCAATACTTTGCCCAGCACAGATGGTCCGTGGCAAGGCGCAAATGTCTGTGATGTAGTAGATAATTACATTATTTATAACCAGCCTGGTACACAAAACTGGGCGGCTACAGACTTGGGATTAGTCACATCTACTAATGCTTACTACGGCACAAAAGATGGTGCGCCAGATCCGCTTGTATCTTTGATTGTGGATCACAGGCAAGTATTTTTGCTTGGTGAATTTACGTCTGAAATGTGGACGGATGTGGGTAACGTAATCCCTGGCATTATTAGTTTTCCTTTCCAACGGGTATCTGGTACATCTGTGCAACATGGTATTGCTGCGCCTTTTAGCGTGGCTAGGTTTGGCGAACAGTTTGCATTTGTAAGTCAAGACACCAGAGGACAAAACATTATTGGTGTAATGCAAGGCTATTCGTTCAAAAGAATAAGTACCCATGCAGTAGAACAGACTTTAATGAACCAGTATATTGCGGATGCAGTGGCCTACACATATCAGCTTGATGGGCATGAGTTTTATGTGGTTACATTCCCTACAATAAATATTACATGGGTATTTGATTTAACGACAGATATGTGGCACAAATGGTTAAGCTGGGACGGTGTTCAATTTAATCGTCACAGATCTAATTGTGGTGCAATATTTAATAATGTTTACTTAGTTGGCGATTACGCCAATGGTCAGATATATCAGTTAGACAATTCTGTATATACAGAGGCAGGCAATACAATCCGTAGACTAAGACGTTGCCCACATTTAGTTACTGATTTACAACGGCAGTATTTTGCAGAGTTGCAGATCCAGTTTCAGCCTGGTGTTGGCTTAGAAGTAGGCCAAGGAAAAAACCCACAAGCTATGTTGCGCTGGTCAAATGATGGTGGCTCAACGTACTCTAACGAACATTGGTGTACGATTGGCGCAGTTGGCAAGTATAGGAACCGTGCTATTTGGCGCAGATTGGGCCAAGCCAGGGACCGTATTTATGAGGTTAGCATTAGCGATCCAGTAAAGGCGGTAATAGTAAGCGCTAACCTGAAGGCTGAAGGTGCTGAAAACTAATGGCAACCACAAATTCAAGCTCTAGCGGTAATATTATTTGGCCTAGAGTGCCATTTATTGACCCTACTTCGCAGCAACCTGCTTTGCCTTGGCTTTTATGGCTACAAAGCCCTAATTTTGTTAGTATGAAAACTGGTCAGCAAACAATTCAGGGTAGTCAAGAAATAACTGGAAATTCAATAATTGATGGAAATGAGATCGTAAAAGGCACTTTGACGGCTCTTGGTGGTATTTCAGGAGGTACATTTTGACCGATTTAGATATACCTAATGTGCCGACTTTAGAGCAAATTGAGCGTTTGCAGGGCGAAATGATGCTGATGCCACAGGCAGAATTGCAGACTGAGCATTATTTTTCTGGTGGAATGTATTGTCGCAAACTAACCAGGTCGGCAGGCACATTGATAGTTGGCAAGGTCCATAAAAAAGACCATTTTTTCTTATGTGCCAAGGGTGAGATTATTGCTTGGAGTGAGGGCGGGATGCGCCATTTGTACCCTGGTGATGTAATTTGCTCAAAGCCAGGCACAAAAAGGGTTACTTTAGCGGTTACGGATGCAATTGGTATTACTTTTCACAAGACTAACAAGACTAATTTAGATAAAATAGAGAAAGAATTAATTGAACCAGATGAATTATCTTTGTTTGATTCAAGCAACAATTTAAAGGCGCAAGCCTTAGAAGGGAAATAATATGTCATGGGTAGCAGCAGCAATTGCAGGCGCAGCAATTATCGGTTATTCAGGAGCTTCTAAACAAGCGAGTGCAGCTACGAGCGCAGCGGATACGCAAGCACAAGCGGCAGCTGCTGCTCAAAATAGATTGCAACAAAATTATCAGACTTTAGCTCCTAATTACACACCTTATTTACAAACAGGTCAAGCAGGCTTAAGCGCATTAAACGCTGCCATGCCTGGTCTTACCCAATCATTTGGGCCAGAACAATTAAAGTCTAATCTTGCGCCAAACTATCAGTTTATGCTTAACCAGGGTTTAGGGGCGCAAAATCAAGCATTAAATGCTAGTGGTGGCGGTTCTAATATTGGAATTGCAGGAACTAAGTTTGCCGAAGATTATGCCTCTAATGCATACCAAAACGCATTTAACAATTACCAAAATCAACAACAAAACATTTATAACAGATTATCTGGTATAGCAAATATTGGTCAAAATGCAGTATCAGGACTTTCTAACCTTGCCACAGGTAATGCAACAAACATTGCAAACCTTGGCGTTGGCGCTGCCAATGCTACTGCAGCAGGTCAAGTTGGTAGTGCTGCAGCACAAGCACAAGGATATAACAGTATTGGTCAAGGTGCAACTTTGGCGGCTTTATTGAACCCAGCTAATCAATCTGGAGCAACCAATTCAATGGGTAATGTACCTTATAACTACATGACAAATACTGGTGGTTTTAGTGGTACTTCATTAGGTAACTTCTATACTGGCACAGGAACAAGTGGAGATTAATATGGGAATAGCATCATTTCAACCGCCAGTAACAACGCCAGTTAAAGGTACATCATTAGGCGAAATGATGAACATGGCGCAGGGTGCGCAAGCGTTACAACAGGCAAGACAATTAAATCCTTTACAAATCGGAAAAGCTACAGCAGAGACAGCATCTGCTCAAATCAAAACCCAACAAGATCAAAGAATTAATGCAGAAAATATTGCTAAACAACAATTTTTTTCTAATCCAGACAATTTTTTGAATGAAGACGGTAGATTAGATTTAATTAAAATTAATGAGACTTTGCCTAAAATTGCGCCATTAACAGCTGGTGATGAAATAACAAAATACTCTACATTATACAAAAATCAAGCAGATGCTGAAGCTGCAAAAAGAAATTTAACTAAAGATAAAAGAGATATTATTGGTAGCACTATTGGAGCTTTGGGGCATGCTGGAGTTCAAGATCCAAGAATATACAAAGATGCTTTGGGACGTATTTCTGAGATGTATCCTGAAGATAAAGAAACTCAAAGATTAATTAAATCTTACCAAAGTACGTTAGATTACACACAACCTGGTGTACATGTTCCACAGACTGCTCAAGGTTTACAAAGAGAGTTACTTACTCCATCTCAACAAACTGAAATTAATATGCCATCAGTAATGGAAAATAAACTGGGGCAACCATTTTTGGTTAACAGGGCGACAGGAGAAATAAATGCTCCGAAAGTTTCAAGTCAAGTTAGCACGCCCACTACTCCAGGTGTGCAAAACTTCTCAGAATATCAAAATAATTTAACTTCAAGAGTTGCTGCTGGTACTCAAATTGACACACGCATTAACGAAGCTGAAAGTTTAATGGATCAATTTAAACCAGGCGCAGGATCTAGAACATACCAAAAACTTGGTGAAAAATTGCAAGCGCTTGGTGCGCCACAAAAATTAGTTGATCAAGTATCTGGTGGAGATCTATCTGCTGTTCAATCATTTAATAAATTTGTTGCACAATCAATTACATCTGGTGTTGGTCAACTTGCAGATAAACAAACTGCTGCAATGATGAATAATTACTTAGAAAACAATCCTGATGTTAATACTGATCCAAGAGCATTAAAACGGTTTTTTGATTTTGCACATCAACAAAACAACATGGCGTATGATGAGCAAGCATTTTTGTTAAACAAACTTAAAGACAAAACATTAAATCCTGATACACATTCTGCTGAAGCACAGCAAATGATATTGGATAAATATGTGCGAACCAAAAAACCTGAAGCGCAAATGCCACAACAAGTTCAGCCAAGTGCAATGCAACAAAGCCAACCAGCACAACAAAAACAAGCACCTAAATCACACGGAAAGATTGTAGACGAAGGCACTTATAACGGAAGACCAGTTTATAAATACGAAGATGGTTTCATAGGATATAAATAATGGATAATTTATATGCGTCTCTTGAAAGTCGGTATGAATTGCCAGAAGGCACTCTTTCTGCTATACAAAAAGCAGAAGGAAGTGGCGATACTGCTGTAAGCCCAAAAGGAGCTAGAGGCAGATTTCAATTTATGCCTACAACTGCTGAAGCCTATGGTGTAGATCCTAATGATCCAGTTAGTTCTGCTAGAGGCGCTGCACAATATTTATCTGATCTTACAAAACAATATGATGGTAGTTTAAAAGCTGCTATTGCTCATTACAATGGTGGCACTAAAGCTGGTCAAGCTGTTTTGAATGGACAAGATCCTCCTGCTGAAGAAACACGAAATTATTTAGATAAAGTAACATCAAATTTATCTATTGATCCAAATCAAGTTAAATGGAATAGTGCTTCATCAGAACCAGCAATTGACGCATCTAAGGTTCAATGGAATAAATCTGCAAAACAAGAAACTCCAAGTAATACAGAATTGTTTGCTAAAGGCGTAGGGGCTTCTGCTCAAAATACATATCTTGGTTTAAAACAAAAAGTTTTTCAAGTAGAAAAATTATTTGATGGTAAGACAGCTGCTGAACATGAAAAACAAATTAATGAAGAAATAGCAAAAGCCCGTCAAGAAAACGCTTCAATACTTTCTACAACTGCAGGACAATTAGGAAATGTTGCTGGAGAAGTTGCAAAAGCAGCCCCATTAATGTTAATACCAGGAGCAGGTACTGTTGCCGGAGGAGCTGCTATAGGTGGTGCTTTGGGTGCTTTACAGCCTACTACGCCTGATGAAAGTAGTTTATTTAATGCTGGGGCTGGAGCAGTTCTTGGCGGTGCAGGACAAGCGGTTGCAAATACACTTGGTCGAGTTGCACAACCTTTTTCATCATTTTTAAGTGAAACTGGTAAAAAAGCAGTTAAAGTTTTAGAGGATGCTGGTATACCATTAGACGCAGCGCAAAAAACAGGATCTAGTTTTTTAGCATCTGTGAAAGGACATTTATCTGATAATCCAATTACTCAAGATGCACAAGCACAATTTTTAGCAGGACAACAAAAATCATATAATCGTGCAATTGCTAAAACTATGGGTGAAAATACTGATGCAATTACACCTGATGTTATTGCTACTGCAAAAGAAAGATTGGGTAAAAATTATGATGATGTTGCAAAAAGAACTAATATTGATTTAAAACATGCAACACAACCAATTAATGATCTTTACAAAGAAGCAACTAAAGTTTTAAATCCTACGCAATTATCTACATTAGACAAAAATTTAGAAGATATATTTGCAAAAGGCCAAAAAAATGGCAATAAGTTAGATTTTTCTCAATATCAAAACGTCAAACAAACTCTTGATCGTTTATCTGCAAGTGCTGATACAGATTTAGCTAATTATGCTAGAGATTTAAAAGATGTTTTAAAACAAAGTTTAACTAAATCAGTTCAAGCTGCTGGTAATAAAGAAGATGCTTTATTGTTAAAAGAAACAAATAAACAATATGGCAACATGAAAAAAATAGAAGATGTTGTGCTTAAAAATCCTGAAGGAGATATAAGTCCATCATTGTTATTAAATTCATTGGCAACTAAAGCCAAACGTAATGCATTTTTTGCTGAAGATAAATCATTGGCACAATTGGCTAGTGCAGGTAAACAAATTTTGCCAGATAAAGTTCCAAATAGCGGAACAACCAGAAGATTGTTGGCTGCAGCTTTACCTGGCGCAGTTGGAGGAATAGGTTATGGTTTATATCAAGGTGATTTAGGAAGTGCTGCAGAGGGCGCAGTTGGTGGAATTATGTTGCCAAAATTGGCTCAGAGAATGATGAATCAACCAGGCGCTGCAGAATATTTGGCTAAAGGAATTAAACCAGGTTTGGCTGGAACACCTATTAGAGAATTATTAAATGCTCCTAAAAAAGGTGCTCAATATTTACCGCAAGCAACTTTTAATACATATCTAAATTCAATTCAGGGGCAACAATGAGTACCGATTCACCAATTGACATGTTTAAGTACGGCCAATTGGTCGCAACCGTTGAAACTCTTGAAAAGAAAATTGACAAACTTGAGGCGTCTGTTTGCCAACTGGTCGAGCTTGCCAACAGGTCAAAAGGTGGGTTTTGGGTTGGCATGATGGTCGTGTCTGGTGTTAGTTCATTGGTTGGATTTCTAACGCATTACCTTACGGTGAAATAATGAAACTTACCAAGGAGCAATTACGATCTTCTTGGCATGTAGGAATTATGGAATTACAACGTGTAATTCAAAATTGGTATAAAAAGGGCGAAATATGGATTGGCTAAAAACAATTGCACCTACAATTTTTACCGCCATTGGTGGACCGCTTGGTGGTTTGGCTTATGAGGCGGTGTCGAAAGTCTTAGGCGTATCGCAAGATGATGCCAAGACTATGCTTGAATCTAATAAGTTAACTGCAGACCAGATTGCTGCGGTGCAACAAGCTGAGATTGCACTGAAAGCTAAGGCGCAAGAGCTTAACTTAGACTTTGAACAATTGGCTGTACAAGACCGTAGTTCTGCTAGATCTATGCAAGTAGCAACTCAATCTTTCATACCGCCTGTTTTGGCTATAGGAGTTACAGGTGGGTTTTTTGGTATTTTGTATGGCCTAATGTATGGTCAAATTCAACATGCTCCGCAGATTGATATTATGCTTGGAAGTTTGGGTACTGCTTGGACTGGAGTTATAGCATTTTACTTTGGTTCTTCAGCAGGAAGTCAAAAGAAAGACGAGCTTTTACATCAATCAACACCAGTTTTAAAATGATTAATTCTAGAAATCTAGATGATTTACTTCCTAATGTTAAAACAAGAGTTGAAAATTTTATCAAGGCTTGCCAAGTTGCAGGCATTGATATTTTGGTCACTAGCACATACAGGGATAACGCTAGTCAGGATGCACTTTATGCGCAGGGGCGCACGACTGAGGGCAAGATTGTCACAAACGCCAGAGGAGGTGATTCTTTTCATAATCATCGGTGCGCTGTGGATATTGTGCCTTTGGTTAATGGCAAGCCAGACTGGGATGGTTCACATCCAGTTTGGGCCGAAGTAGGCAGGATTGGACAAGAAAACGGATTAGAGTGGGCTGGTGCTTGGAAGACGTTTAAGGAATTAGCGCACTTTCAGTACACAGGCGGTTTAACAATAGCACAACTTAAAGAGGGCAATGCAATAACATGAACAATTTTAAAATAGAAGGTAAAGAATACAAATCACCCAAATCGCATTATGTGGTTTTGCGTGAGCATGAAAAGAAAACTGAACACGAGTTGCATAGGCTTGAGGACAAACTAAAGAAGCACGAGCACTTGCCTATGGAAAAAGCGCATCCAGAGGCTAAATAAGGCTTTTACGGTAGGCTTTATAGGTATCGGGCACTGGCACATTCTCAGGCCACAAATTCGCCTCATGGAGCCTATAAATCGTTTTTAGGTGTGCTCTTTCCCAAAAGCGTTCCTTTTCTTTTTTGCTATAAATTGAGCCTTGGTCCAGGTCTGAATGGCAAATATGGCAAAGCGCAGCAATCATATTGTCATCTGCTTTAATTGCTTTGCCTTTACCATGAATGCCTTGGTTACTGTGCGCTGCC